GGTCGAGAGGAACCCGTAATGGATGGTCCAGCTGGTTCCGCTTGCCGCCCAGGCCTTCACGACGAACCAGAACCCGCTCTTCTGCACGTCCACGCCCGCCGTCAGCGCGACGGCTTCCTCGGGTACGGTCTGAGGTGGAACGGCGCACCGTGAGGCCAGTATCTGCTCCGCGCTACCGGAGATGACCTTCACGCGCCACGGCTCTGCGAGGTGCTTGTTGTGGAAGTCCTTGAACTTGTTTATATCTGAAAGGCCACGCAGGAACGACGCGGCGATCTCCGACAGGGAAACGAAAGGCGAAAGCCAACTAGGCAGGTGGAAGCCGATCTTCAGCGGGTTTCTAGATTTCAGCGATTCGTTGAGCGGCTCCCCGGTTTCCCTGTCGCGCCACCCTCCGGCCCTCACGGCGGCATCGCGCTCGTAGTCGTTCCACCTCGCAAGGCAATGCGGACACTCGTACCTAGCCAACTTGTCCGTTTCGATGACGGCGGGGTCTTCCGAGTGTTGCTTTCCGTCCTGGGCTGGTTCAGACGCTCTCGGCCAGACGATGCGCTTGAACTCCATCTTCTGGGTTTCGCCGCAAGCCGGACATTTCACGAAATAGTCGTAGATGACCTGCGCTTCCGTCGTCAGGGCCCGCCAAATGTTCCCCGTTTCCGTAGTCGGCGTGCTCACCTTCCAGATTTTCCGGCTGTAGCGGTATGTGATCGTCCGGGCCTCGCCGAGGGAAATCGGATCTGCCTCGCGCTTGCCGACCGTATCCATGTACTTGTCCACCTCGTCGAAGAACATGAACCGGATCGGCTTGTTGGCAAGACGCGACGCGGATCGCGCCCACGCGATGTAGACCTGCATGTGCTGTAGATTCACGCGCAGTTGCGATGTGTCGTCATCGACGCCCGTCATGTAGGAGCGCAGACGTGGGCTGTTCTTGATCATCGGCTGAATCCGGTCTTGAGAGTTCTCCTTGCCGGTCAGCTCGTCGGGATAGATGAACATTGACGGGCCGGGATCGCGGTCGATGGCGTACCCGAGACAGTTCAGCAGAAGCTCCGTGCCGCCGCATTGCGGCGACTTGCACAGGATGACCGTCTGCACGGATGGATACCATGAGGCGTCCATGACGCCGGAAAGATACGGCGTGACGTTGTTGCGCCACCGGCCCGGAAGGATGGAATTCGTGACATATCTGTATCGTTCGGACCATTGGCTTACGGGAATCCGGCGACGCTTCCGTAGCACCTTGCGCTCCGGGCCTGAGAACGAAACCAGGACGCGGAGACGCTTCTTGCCCTCGCGCACGCTTTCCGGCATCCACCGGCGCGATCTCGAAACGACTATCGCTTCAGATTTCTTCCTCGTCCTCTTCTTCCTCATCGTCTGTCGCCACGTCGGCAATGACCACCTCGTAATCCCTTTTCCGTGCGTAGCCGTCGATGTGCTCGTCGAGGTCTCGCACCATCGCGCCGATCAGATGTCCCGTCTTCCCGATGTCGCCGTCCACGAGACGAATCCAACTTGCGGCCTGTGATTGTACCCAATGCTTAAGGCCCGCTTCCAAGATGCCGGCCCTCGCCGCAAGCTCGATCTCCATCTGATCGCGCTCGATGTAAAGGCCCTGTTCTTTCCGAAGGCGCAGTTCCTTGCGCTCGACCTCGATCTCAAGGGCACGCAGTTCCCTTTCCAGTTTTTTTTGACGAAGGGCGACTTCGTCGTCGCCCTCCCTTTTCCCCGTATCGTTGCGCTTTAGCCACGCCTTTGCGTATCGGTCCAGCTCCTCCTTGTGGAAGTAGCCGTCGGCATCGGCAAGGAAACGTCCCTTCTTGCGGTCGTTCTTGAACGTCGTGGACTTGATCTTCCACCCGTTTTGTTGCAGGTACACGAGGGCCGCAGTCATGCTCGGGAATTTCCCCGCCGCCGCCGCACGCGATTGCGGAGGGTCAAGCTCATCGAGCATAGCTGACAGGGCCTTTTCAGCCGCTTGCCAATCCCGAAGCCGCGCCGCCGTTGGTTCCTCGCTGTACAGTTTCCCTGTAGCCATCCATGCCTGAGCAAGAGTTTCGACTTTTGAGCGTGACGCCGACCTCTTCGGCAGGGAATTCACCATTTTTTTTACACGGTCAACATCAAGGCCCATATACAACCAAATATCCTTCACGGCTTCGCCGTGGACATCGCCTCGCGCATCGCACGTCTGAAATTCTCCTCCCACGTCCGCTCAATCGTCCGTCTGGCAACCTCGTAGAACCTGTAAATGCTCCTGTAAGTAGGTTTACGGACAAAAATCATCACGGGCGTTATCGTCGAACCGCCCGAATAACCAGTTCGCTTGTAAATGCCGTGCCTGAGCCTACCTCCCGGCTTCGCAACGAAATAGGCGATCCCCGGCGAACCCCTCTTGCCCCTCAAAAGACGCGCACGGCCCTTAGCCGTCATGTTCGAACGGTATCCCTGCTCCCCGAACGCGCTCAGGTACGACAGGATTTGCACGATCTGTCCCCGTGACATATTACCGTATGCATCCAGGTCGGCCCCCGCACCCGGTACGACGTACATATTGGAAGGCAAAACGCCGATCCGCTGAAGTGCCGCCTCGAACCGCTTCACGTTGCGGTCTTGCGCGAAGATGTTGGGACTCATGTATTTCGTCGCCGGAGTACCCTTCCCAGCCCATTCCCGAAGGTAAACCATCGACGACAGGTTGCTCTTCGTCGCGGGTTTAAGAAACAAACTGCCTAACGTGTACGGCGTCGGGCGGTCGAACACCTTCTTCATCTCCGCTTCGAGGTCTGCCTTCACGTCCTGGCCCGTCCGCGTCAACGCCAATGCCGTCGCGTAGGGAAGTTGCTTCTTCTCAAGCTCAGAAAGCATCTCCTTCGCCTTGTCCATGCCCTCAAAACGGATCAATACTTGCATATGAGCACCTGCCGATTTGTCAATTCCAAAATCAAATTTTACGGAGCCGAACGCCGAGGCTCGAATTACCCGCGATCTTTTTCGCCCAGGAAGTACCTATTTTTTTACGAACCGCCGTTGCCGCCGTCTTCGTCCTCTTCTATCGAGATCGTCGCCGTCTTTTTCGCCATTGCCAACAGCGTTAGCATTGCGATGTCCTTTGCCGGGGTCGTATCGAAAACGTCGATGGTGAGCTTCGCCCCTCCCGAGGCGGTTGTCTTGAACCCTCCGATCTGCGCTTTGAACCTCATGCCGTTCTCCTTTCGCGTGTCTTGTGCATCTTGTTCTTGGCGTCATCTTCTCCAGAGCCTTTTCATCGTGTCCTCTAGAGACGCATGGTCACTCATCTAAGCCTCCTGTCAGTATTTTCTCTGCCTCTCGTTCCCACCTAATAGCATCATCTAGTCAGTCTGCTCTACACCACGTTATAGGAGCACACTCACAGACCAGTTCCGTTAACTTCGCAGCGAGCCTATGTGCCTCGTCAAGCGAAGTAAACAGGGCATCAACGTCGGAGATTGAGAGGTTAGAACTAGCATCTACTTCATGTACGCGTGGAAGAAATAATGCCTTCCACGCCTCATGCTTTTTTCTTATTGCGTCGATGTCAGCGTGGTCTCTCATTTTAGTCGTCACCATCATTCAATGTATATTCATGTTACGAGTAAAGTATCTCCTGCAATCTCTTTGCTTGCCACTCCCCAAATGTACATTTCCTAACCGAGGTCTCCGGGCCCGTCCCACGACGCCGGCATGTGCCGGTTTGGATGAATGATCCGGGCCCATTTTTCGGGCTCGTCGCTTCCGGGGATCTCCCGGCCGATGCTGCGAATCAGCTCGCCGATATTCCGCGACCTGACGGTCGTCACGGCATGCAGGTTGACGCGTGAATAGCCTTGCCTCAAGGCCTCCGCGAGCGTCATGTACTGCGCGGCCCTGACCTGCCGGCAGCGACCGCAGGGCGCGCTGAAGGTCGGCGGAACCTTGTAGCCCCTGACGGGCCTGGTCAGGCAGAGCCAGCCTCCCTCGCAATCCGGGCAGTCGACGGACTCGCGGTGTGCCCTCTTGTCTGGATTGGCCTGTAGCCATGCGTTGTAGAGCGCCCACATGGTAGCAGGCAGGTTTGACGGCTTGTTGTCGTTCTCCTTAAAAATACGTGATTTTATCCACTCCAACGCCTCGTCGGGGATGTTACGCACCTCATCGAACCACAGGTCCATCGTG